GAAAGAACTGATCTGGGGATGGAAATGGATTTTTGGATTGAATGAAAATCCAGACAAAAATTCTATGGTAGGGCAGATTAGAAGATGGTGGCAAACTTGGAATTGGACATCCATTGAGACTGCATGGGATCCAGACAAATGGGCAAAAGATTTAGATGAATGGATGGCAGATACTTTAAATCAATTTAGTGACTGGGTAGGAAAAAAAATAAAACAGATGTTTGCTCCAATCAGAAGATTGATGGGAATTTTTGATAAGGCAGAGAATTTAGCTGGAACTAGTCAAGTTGATCCTAATAATAGTATGGGTCAAGAAGGTCCTGAGGGTTATACTCCCCAAAATTCTGATCCTATTGACAGAACCAACCCAAGTGGTAAACTAAATAAAGGAAAAACAGAACCAACTTCACAAAGAGTTATTGATGCAGCTAGAAAACTGAAAGATGCTAAAGCAGGTAAAGGAAACGTACATGAACAACTACAAAAAGGTCCTACATCATTTGGATTTAGTCCGGGTAAAATAACCTACATGCCGAATATTAAAGCAGGTGTTGATGCAGATGGAGTAAATTGGGCGAAATTTGGTGGATGGCAAAATGTAGTAAATGCAATTAGTTCTGTATGGAAACCTACTTATGGCATACCTACTATTACTAGTGGTAAAAGATCAGTAGAAGCAAATGATAAAGCTGGTGGTCTACCAACTTCAAAACATCTTTCTGGAAATGCATTTGATTTAAGAAATTGGATGATTCCAGCTGGAAAAGAAAGATTAGAAGTTTACAAAGCTTTGAAGCTTGCAATGTCCACAGATACTAGAAAAATAACAGGTGATCCACATTTAGACCGAAAAACTGGCCCAGAAGGGGCTCATTTTCATTTTCAAGCAGCTGCTAAAGGAATAACTGAAAGAATTAACGGTCCAAAATTATATCTTGCAGGTGAACAAGGACCAGAACTTGTTCATATACAACCAATATCAGATAGTTCTATGGCAGGTAGGAATTTATCAGCACTTACACCGATGGAAATGGGAATGATGGGAGGAGGAAATACTACTGTTATCAATAATGTAGATAACTCTCAAAGAGGTGGAAATACTACTGCAGTAATTAAAACAGATATAAATGGTCAATCACCACAAGGTCATAATGCTGAAATGCATTAAAAAAAGGGACTTGGAATTAACCAAGTCCCTCTCCTCTTACTCTACTTCAATATCCGCTTCATTAACCAAATCTAAAACATCCTGAGAAGTAATTTTCTCACTTTCTTTAAATTCTTCAGCGGTCAATGGATATACAACTTGTTTCATTTCTTTCTTGTTCATAATAAATCTCCTTACTAAAGTTAAAGTTATACTACTCTTGCTCAGCTAACTTCTTGAAATAATCCAAAGTCTCATCAGCCTTTTCACCTGTTGCAACAGGATCCTCAGTACTTTCTTCAATAGTACCAACAAAATCATTCCCTTCATGTGCAATTACAGTATTGAATCTTGATTCAAGTTCTGCATAACTTTTGAAATTCTTTTCATCAACAATTTCACTTAAAGAATATTGTGATTTCCAAACTTCTTCCAGTTTCTTTTCATCTTCTGCAAGAGGACAAATATCAGTAAATTCAGATTTGTCATAGTTTGGAAAACCATCTACCTGACGCATCTTAATTTTAAAGTTTGCCCCTTCCCACAAATCAAAAGGATTGATAGGAGTTTCATCTTGAAATTCTGGATTCATAACACCAGTAATCTTCTCAAAGATTTTCTTTCCGTAACGAAACAAAAATACTTTTCCTTCGTTCTCAGAATTTAAACTATCTTCGACAACATAGATGTTTGAATAGTAATTCAATTTACGTCTACGATCTCTAGCTATATTCTTATCAGAATCAATACCAGAGTTCCACAAAGCCGTATTTGCTTTTGATACAGGATCATCTTTGCCAAGAGTTGTCAAAGAGTTTTCGATATACCAACCACCGGGACCTTTGAAGCCATGAGTCCAAACACGAACCCAAGGTACATCTTCATTCTCTGGTGCAGGGAGGAAACGAATTACTGCATAACCATTACCGGTCTTATCCCGTTCTAGTTTCCAGATCCGTTCATCTTCATAGGAAGGTTTTTCTGCGAGTTTCTCGACTTGTTTGGAAAGAGATTCCAAATTAGCCATGCGGTTCTTTTTCATTTCTTTAAAACTTGCCATACTTATTACTCCTTATTACGTTATATTATTTGTATTACTTTGTATCATAATATAGGACTTACTATTCTTATAAAGGAAGTTTAGCAGTCTTTTTCAACAGATGAAGCTCCTGTGCTTCAACTTCTATTTTATCTTTTATAGATTGATTCAACATCTTTGCCATTCCTTCAGGTTCAATCTCAATGGATTTAGCATGAAACAAAACAGCATCTATATAAGATATTTCTTTTGTTTTAACAATTTCTTCTATTGTTAAATTTAAATCAATAGTCATTTAATTATCACATTCAACATACTCAGGATTTTTAATCCACCTACCATTTTCATCTTTAATAAACATAGGAATCACATCAGAAATAATTATAGGCTCACTTTCTTCTTCTTTACCTACAATATTAACAATTTTGCCATCTTTCATTACAGTATCGCTCATTGTTATTTTCATTCTAGTTCTCCTTAGTAAGTAGTTCTAACACTATCACAAATACCAAGTTTCTTAGCTTGATTAGCACTCAACCAAATATCTTGAGGTGGTAGTAAATGTTCTCTCACTTTCTTTTCACTTAAACCTGTACATTTCTTATAATGATTAACCATTCTTTCGGTAGTTAATTCATATTCTTTAACTGTACTGAATAATTCATGTTCTTTACCATATGTACCCCAAGAATATTGATGAGACAGTATAGAAGTATTTGGTGTCAATATTCTATGACCGGGTTCACCAGCTATAAAAATCATTACAGCAGCTGAAGCAACACAACCTAATCCAACTGTATGGACAGGTATTGCACTACCTCTCATTGTATCTATAACAGCAAAAGCAGATTGTAAATCACCCCCACTAGAATTAATTACAATCTGTAAATATTTTGGATATGGTTTTATAACATTTTTTGAAATAATAAAAGTAATAACATCTTTACAACTAGCATCAGAAATCTCATCCATCAGAAGATATATACCACATTCTTCGACTGACGGCTGCGTTACATCCTGTTTCTTATCTTTACTCATTCTATGTACCTCCAACGTAGTCAATCGTTTAAGTAATCCTTCCAGAATATATGATCTCCAATAGTTGTAACTCGAATCATTTTTCTATTCCAATAGGGATTAACATCTTTTCTATGATAATGTGTAGAGCCATGTAAAAAATCTTCTATCATATCATTTCTTTTCAACATTGCTCTAGCAATTAACACAGATATTTTCCAAGCTAACTTATCTTTTGGTTTATCAGATAACCCATCACAAAACCAAGAAAAATGACACCTGTTTTTAATTAACTTACCATTACTATATCGACTTGCTTGATGAATAACTTTACAAATAGTATTTGGAAATCTTCTACTCTTTGCACGATTTATCGTAACAAGGGCAACTGCGATTTGACCTTTAGTAGGTTGATCTCTAGCTTCAAAATAAACATTTTGAGCTAAACAATTAACTTCATTTTTGAAATTATAAAAATTAGGTACAAAAAACACTTTATTATCAAATGCACTACTAATAGAATTAACAGTACATGAAACAGGAAAAGTCATTGCAATAACAAAAATACATATCAAAAATTTTTTCATTTTAACCCTACCAAAAATAAATAAAACCCCAAATAATACCACCCAATAATGTTAAATCTGCTATCACACACCAAACAATATACACTTTAAATAATATCTTTGAATATTTACTCTTTTTTATATACTGAAGGAGGTTCCGGATCATAGTCTCCTCCTTCGCTGAATTTTTGTTTTATATATTTCATAACAATATTTATAAAGAAAAAAAATAGGGACTCATAAAGAGTCCCTATTTTTAGTTAATGCTTATCCCCAAAACTTAGAAAGTTTCTTTCGGATAGCATAAACAGACTTCGCACCACCAGCAATGTCTGCGTTCTTAAACGCAACTTGACCAGTAGCTGGGCTCGTATAAATCTGAACCCACCGGGGCAAATCTGTTAGCTCACACTCAAGACGAGTCATTTTGCGAGCATTTCTCCGGCCAACTTTAGGCTGACCACGCTTCATAGTACTCATAAACATCTCCTATATAGGATTAAAATACATGATGAAAATTTTACTCATTTCATCATAACAAACATCTCATTATAACATAATGAGAATACAAATACAAGGAAAAAGATGAGGGTTTCTGTTGCCAAGTACCCTCGGACTCCGACTGACTATGCAGCCATCGCTAATTCGTAATCGTTAGCGTTTAAAGTATGCATAATTGATAACGGAGCCATCATGCTTCTCCGTGCTGTCCTATAGTTTCCATTCTCCTGTCGAAACTATTTCACCCCCCTTAATTTGGTAAACCGTTCATAGTAGGCCATTGGAATTGGTGGAGGTGTCGGGAATTGCACCCGAGTCCAAAAAAACTTTCACTCTAAGATTATACAGCAATTATAATATTTATACAACACTAGGTATTCCTTGTATAGAATTATCTGTAAACAAATCTAACTTGTCATACAAATCTTGAATAGTACCGTCATTAACAATAGTAAAATCATAATCTCCAACTTTCATGCCATGTTCTGAAGCATGACTACTTTCTTTAATTTGTTTTTTATTAGGTCTATGGATTCTTATAACTACACCACCTTTATTTCTAATCCAAAAAGCTTCATTCGTAAAACGTACATCACTAATTACAACTGTACGACCAATATTTTTTTTACGAAAAATCTCAGCGTTTTTTACCCAAATATTAGGATCCAAAGACCTACCAATATCAGTTCCTATATGCTGATACATTTTTCTTGGAGAATATCCCCAAGGTTCTATTATTTCTTCTTTATTCTTTTCTTGCTCATCAGTTAATTGAAACATAATTTTACATGCTTCTTTAATAGGTTTAGCAAAAGAATAATGTAAACAACGATAACGCTTACACAAATATTCTGTAGCAGTGTCTTTACCACTTCTTGCACTTCCAGCAAAACCAATAACTAAAGGTTCACCATCTTTATTAGCCAATCCAAAAATAGGAAAAACCACCACTTACTCCTTTTTTTAAAGATTAATAACTAAATACCAAACACCAATCGGCATAAAAATACATAAAAAAGTATAGAAAAAAGCAAGTCCAAAAACGAATATTGCACCGATAACTCTAAAAAAATCATTCATAATATTATACCTAAATAGTATTAGATTTTGACTTTAAAGGAAATATATCAGCAGTAAATTGTTTCATATACTTATTAACTTCTTTTGCCATTTTAAAATCTGCCATTGTAATAATACTTCCATCTCCTAAGTGGATTTCCAGCAGGCCATTTTCATGCATGATAAACTTGCCGTAGTATTTTGATACTGCAAATATACCAGCGATCTTGCTTATCATATCAACAGTCCCTATAT